GCAAGCAATCAATGCTTTGAATGATGAGTTAGCAGGATAAGCCAATTGAGTAAAAGACTCTAAGGGCATAGACATTACGGTCTCTCTTATAATTCTTTTATCCTTCTGTTCACGATTCATTATATTTGTAACTGATCCCCTAGAGTATTTAGGAACTGTATTCTTGATCCTCATTTCCTGTATTTCCCTTGAAGATAGGTCCAATTTCATCTTACTGGGCTCAAGTGCTCTGTCGTTAAGCATTTGTATCATAACACTATAATCTCCACTATAATTCTGTATAAAATTGGACATAGGTGAGGCTGAAACTGACATTAAAGGATCTATTAATGGAAGGCCTCCTAGTTCAATCGGTATTTCAAACAGTCTTTTTCTATATTTCCTGTAACTACCTAGGAGCTGAAATTGGACCATGTGATTGAATGTGTTGAGAACTTGGACCCAAAATGACCCTATTATAGAACGCTCATTCCGGAGATACTCAGAAGTCTGACTAACTACACTCTTAGCTGATAGATACATGTCAGGCTCATGATGGTAGGTGACATATGATAACCTAGCTTTCATAGATGGTATTATTTTTCCTTCAGTTGTATGGTCTACACTATTTAGCTCACAAACAAAAGGAGTATGGGTTGAGCAAGTCATGTTTCTTTTATATGAGAAATTGTTGGATATCAAATTGTGCACAAATAGGCTTTTCCTAAGTACATCCCAGTGACTTGCTCCTGAGCTGAACCTTATGCATCTTACAGCATCATCAGAGGTTACATGGGAATCTGATTTAAACTCAACATCTTTTAAAATTATTTCATTAACATATTTCCCTAATCTAATGCAATCAGCAGCCATATTACTAGTGGTCACTGATATTGTTCCTTGGAATATTCCTTCACAAGCCTCTATACATCCCTTGTTCTTGTCATAGACTCCATCATGGCTTTTAGATAGTATTTTGAATGCCTTTTCTACAATATTTTCTTTATATATACCACGATACTCCTCTTTTTGAGCGGCCTTCAACAATAGATGGTCTGGAACTTTAAAGACTTTTCTAGTAAACCTCTGGAACATAAGTTTCATCATTTTCCTAGCATAGTCATCGGGTACCCTGAAGGACTGGCAGATCATTAAGCTTACAGGATCTTGATGTGGTCCCCATCCGCTCTTATCCTCATTGTCAAAAAATATTCTTGTTGATTCACTCATAGAACCCTTATATCTGTTATATGTTTCCATAACCTTTTGATCTTTAACTTTGCTCTCTATTATGTTTGTGTAATCTCCACTATTTTGTTCAACTGCTCTTATCTCCCTAGCAATAGTTTCTAGATATAATGCTAGCATCTTTAAGCAGACATTCATTATTGCTATTTCCCTGGGCTTTTGGTCATCTTTGTGTATCATTCTTGCTACAACTGAGGCATTATTAGAAAGGAGGTGGAGCATAAGGGGCAACAGACTATGGCTAGACTTACTCACAGTATCTATTACTTCCTTAGTTAATTTTGGCTTTAAAAAATCCTCCTCTTTATTCTCTAAATTATAGTCTTTAAAACTAGAAAATGGCTTTCCGGTTTCCATCTTATATATAGACATAAATAGAGTTTCATAATCTTTGGAAGTTTGGGTATTTAAAATTTTCTTCCTTACTGTCTTGCCTTTAGAAGTTTTCACTCTAACTGAGGAGAAAAATGGCTTGAAGACTCCTCCCTTTCCTACATCAGTCATCGAAGCTCTGTTATTTATAGCTTTACTTACTGTCACAAGGTTGAATATATTTGTAGATTTATAGAATTCTTCTCGTATGTCCACTAGATTCAAGTCATCTTCTTTCCATTTGTCATGAACAGAAATCAGTGACACCATGGCTCCCATCATAACTGTAAGGTGGCAAGGTTTGTGAAGTCCTCCGTCTCTATCTTTAAATAATTTATCGAGGAATAGTTGTTTAAGCTCATCTACAGTTAAGTCATCTGGTTCAGGAAGATTAGATATGTCAGTTTCTCTTCTGTTAATGTTATACTCTGAAAACTTCTGTCTACACTCAAATTGCTTTAGAAACACTTGGCTTTGCATGAAAGTGAGGTTAAATCTAAGTTTAGAAAATGCATAAGATACATACTGAAAGTTGTACATACTCATTTGACTGTTATAATAGTTAGTAACAGCAGGCATGGCAACTCTCCAAACGTATTTTTTATCTCCATACAATTTTCCGCAATCTGAAAACCTTGAATCTACTTCGTCAAGACAACCTTTCAAACTGTTTTCCGACTTTAATATTTGTGTGTATGTAGTGACTTTTAACATCCTCAGAATGTATAGACGTTCCATAAATGTCTTAGGTTTGTACCAATTAAATTTATTAAAAAGATCACCTGTACCATTGGATACTGCTATAGCATTTTTAAACATAAATCTAAAATTGTTAATAAACTGGCTAAACTTGGTGTTGTTGATGTTTATAAGGCCTAAAGCAAAAACAAAGTCTCTATATATTCCTTCTACTTCTACAGACTTCATAGACCTATGTGTATCACAAAGAAGTGTGTTGTATGATAGGGTCTTAGAGTATGATACAAGTCCCCAATCCAAATCAGATCTGCTCAGATTAAACCATCTGGTACTAGTCCGGAAATGCTTGCCTATTATTATGCCTTTGGCATCAACGGACCTCAAATCACCCTCTATGACTATCGTAGAGTTGTCTGAGTTATTGCTTGCCAAAGATGTAGTGGAAGCCACTATACCATGTTTATCAGATATCTCATCTATGAATAGTACCGTAGAATTGTTTTTGGTAGGGTCTCTCCTGATGTTGTAATTTAGAACAACTTTTCTTAACCTGTTCACAGTCTCGCATACCTTTTGTATACACTCGGAGTAATTAGTGGAAGAAACAGATATAGTTTTGAGTGAATCGGAACATATCTTTCTAGTAAGTTCTGGAACTTCTCCCTCAACCATACTATCAGAGATTAAATTACTCAGAGTATAATCATAATCATTATTTA